GTTGCACTTCAACCTGGAAGTATTCGCGGGACACAGTTCCAGAGACGCAACGACCCCATGAACAAGCGGAGGGATGAAGCTAGAAGAAATTCCCTTAATCTATATTTCCGCCAGTTGGAAAGTGAAGATCAGCGCCAAAGAGCTTGGGAGGCTGAGCAGGAGCGCCTGCTGAGAGAGAGAATATTCCGAGCCGAGCAGGAAAGAAAAGCGAAAGAAATGGAAAAAGCCAGAAGGGAAGCAGAAAAGAAGGCGCGGAGGAGCAGCATATTGGGCTTCATTGGCGGCGCGATAGGATTCATGGTTGGTGGTCCCGTGGGAGCAGCGGCTGGATCTGCGATTGGAAGCGCTGCGGGATCAAGGATGGCGACAGGCGGATATGCTCAAGGCGGTAGATTTAGGGGCAGAAGGGGTGGTGGCTCAGGTGGGTCAGGTGATCACACACTATTAGGTTTATTGTTGGGAGGTGCGGCTGGTGGAATGCTTCAGCGCACACCAGAGAACCGAAAAAGACTGAAAAAGGCCAAGAGTGGAGGACCCATGGGAGGACTCATGGGGGGGCTGATTGGGCAGGCGGCAGGAGTAGACACGGTGTCCACAATGTTGACTGGGGGAGAGTTTGTAATGAATGCCGCAGCCACAAGGCGTATAGGCCGAAGCAATCTTGCGAACCTTAACAGTGGCGCAGGTGGAGCGGGAGGCGGCTCTGATAGGGCTTTAATCGGAGCGATAGGTCAGCTTGTTGGAGCGCAGAGTCGGGGAGGCTCAGGAAACGAAATCAACATTACCATTAATCAGGGTGGTGCAGTCTCCCAAATGCTCGGCGGCAACACCTCTCAAAGCGCACAATCCCTTGCGGCAAGAATACGGGATGCCGTAAGCGAAATTATCTCAGAAGAACAGAGACTGGGGGGAACTCTTAGAAGGGTATAATGTTTGGGACAAGGTTAAACTATGATTGTGATTTCTTTGTTTCTGGCCAGCGACTTTCTGGAGTACAAAGCGTCGATGTAGCATACGGTAATTCAGCTATTATAGCGAAGCCGTTGGGGTATACCCATGGCGCAACGACCGTAGCTGGACCAACGGACCAATCAGTGTCGCTAACTAGAAACCTTATATACGATGATCCAATTTACGATTATACGGGAAACATCAATATGTCGGGAAGTATCGAGTATGGTGGTATTTCCTACGGTTTCCAAAGCGGCTATTTAGCGAATTACTCAGTAAACGCGGCTGTCGGAACTGTCCCTCAGGTGAATGCAACTGTTGTTGTTTATGATGAAATGAGAAGCGGTTACAGTGCTTCGGGAAATGTTACCCACCCCACCATCGATGTTCCAACCCAAGGATCAATGAGCGTTACTTCTGATTGGTCAACCACGAACAGGGTTATAGGAATGGATTATTCGCTAAGCTGTAATCACAAACCTTATTATACTGTTGGGTCAGAGGCTCCAGTTGCAGTAAAATTTCTTCCACCCTTAGAAATAACAGCCAGTATACAGATTGATGTTGATGAAGCTTACATGGCAAGCGGTTATTCATTTCTGGGTGACGGCAAAGAAAATAAGACTGCCATTCTACAAATTAATGGAAGGGATGGGACAAACTTGGCAACCCTTTCTGTGCCTAATGCGTCATTGGTTAGTGAAACCTTAGCGGCATCATCCGAAGGCAATTTAATATTAACACAGGAATATGTAGGGCATACGGCATGAGTGAAGATTTATTTTACAATCGGGATAGAAATATTCAGGGCGTTGTTGCACCAACCCATCTTTCTGGTTTAGAGCTTACGCCCTCCTACGGCTCGCAGGCTTCATTTGAAGCAAAAAATTATAGTTACGAGACTGATGATTTTTATTATAACATGATTCCGCTTTCCGTGAATAGTCTCATTGCAACTTTTAGTGTTGAGTATTCAGTCAGCGAAACAAATGCACAAAAGTTAGCCAATTTCTTTGAAAGTAAATCGGGTTCAGTTCCAATGGAATTTAATCTCGATAACTCAGGAATATATCGAAAAGTTTCAGGCGTCTGCCCCGATTATTCTGTGAATTTTATCAACAACCAGAACATTAGCGTTCAAGCGAGTTTTGTTTGCAACACTGCGCCCACTTTAATGAATTGGTCTGGCCAAACATTCACTAACGCGACTGGTTCTGACTGGGTGGACGGCAGAGCTTATCAGCAGTATGATATTGTTTATACGGGAATAAGCCCTACCAAATTAAATAACTTTTACTACTGTGCTACGGGTCACACTTCAAGCGCGTCTAATAGCCCGACAGGCGCGTCAACACTTTGGTCGCAGGCGTTTTTCTTTGAGCCTGATATTGGTGTATCCCCATCAGTTGAGCTAAAAAGTGATCAGCTAGATTACAAAAACTCTTTTATTCAGAGATTTAATACAAACACAAATATAGCCAGCTTTCCAATTGAATATAATTTTACGAATATAAGCGATCACCAATTAAAGGCGATGCTGCATTTTTTAGAGAACAAGGCTGGCTATCGCAGATTTAGACATGAGATTCCAAGCGTTTATAATAGACCAAAGGTATATTATTGCCCGCAGTGGACCCATACATGGAAATATTATAACTCAAATGACCTAAGTGTTTCTTTTGTAGAAGATCCCTTAGGCGTAATCCCAACAGGAACGTAAAAATGGCCATAAATGCTTTTAAAAGTAACAATTCTTTTGTTGCGTGTGAACACCTCGCGGCCACAGACGCCTTTTACACTGGGGCGACAACAGGCTCAATAATGTCAGTTGTTCAGGACGCATCCTTTAGCGTTGCGCTTGAGCATATTACTTTTAATCAATTAGGGTCTCGTTATTATTCCGTGGATTCCCTAAACAGACAACCTGACATAGGCTTGTCTATTAGTTATATCCCCAGCTATCCTTTCTTTAATGAGGGCTTGGTAAATTTAGCGGATGTGAATACTAGCGCCACTGGACAAATTGTTTCCATGGCGGCTCTTTCGGGATTCGAAAGTGCTTCTAGGAATTTTTATATTTTTACTAGACCCGAAGAAGGGCTTGATGGTTTATCTGGCTTTCAGGCTGGTGATGACCTGAATTTTAGCGGCTATGAATGCGCCTCGGTGGGCAATTGTTTTTTAACAAATTATTCTCTTTCATATTCCGTTGGCTCACTTCCTGTGGTCGAGGCTCAGTTTATTGGTTCTAATATGCAGTATGAGGCAATAACGGGGACAAAGCTGAGTTCTCCAGCTATTAATTTAACAAGCGGTAACGCAAACCAAGTTGGCGAATTGACTCTATCTGGCCTCGACCAATTTGTCTCTTCTCCATCAATTACAAATCCTAGTAGAACTGGAAGTCAAGTAACCTTGCAAAATTTACAAGTAGGGGGTCAACCCTTGGGGGGAGTTCATGCCTTGCAGAGTGTGCAGTTAAATTTAGGCGTAAACCGTCACGCAGCTTACGGCATGGGAAGCGATTACGTTTATGGAAGAAAACTACTGCTTCCCGCTGACGGTTCTCTATCACTGTCTTCATTAGTTTCAGGATGGGAATCTGGCTCTGTAAGCGGCGTTCTTGGGTCTGAGTCTGGTTATAGTTTAGATTTAACGCTGGAAGCAAGCGGTAAATCTCTTACCTATAAAATTGAAAATGCAAAACTGGAATCCTACGACTATTCCATGGCGGTAAACGATCTTATGGTTATGAACGCCGCGTTTAAATTTGAAGTGTCCCCAAACCCAGGGGGGTTGCAACTATCAGGAAACTCGCAACAATCTTTGTCTGCGTATGCAATAGACCAAATTGACCAACATTTTAATGCGTCAATGGACATGTCTACAAATGGATCAATGTTAGACGACTTTACTGATCCCAATGGAACTTTAGAGGGAGGTGGGTATGGCGCGAGCCGCAATGAGAATTTTTGGGGCAAAAATATTGATTTTACAGCAGTGTCCGTTTGGAATGACAGAGGATACCCAGCGGGTGGAGCTTCAGCAGATTTCAGAATGAGGGGAGCAACCGCTGTTACGCCAAGACACATAGTAATGGCAAAGCATTCAGGAGCCATATTAAGTGTCAATGACAAGTTGTGGTTTGTTACATCGGATGGAACTTGGATTCAGAGAACAGTCTCCCGAGTAGCTTCTGATGGGTCTACGGATATTTCAGTTGCCCTGTTGGACTCACCGTTACCTTCGACCATAAAACCCGTGAAGGTTGTTCCTTCTACTTTTGAAAGTTATTTTGATAGAGATGGGGTTGGCAATATAGATTCCAATGGCAGACCAATATGTGTGGGCTTCGATCATGAAAAAAAAGCCTTATTTTTCTCAGTGACCAAAGCGGGAGCAGGAGCCTCGAAGGTCATTGCTTATATTGATGGATCTCTAGTCCCCGCTCCATATGATGAGATAGCAGAGGATTTAGCATCGGGAGATTCAGGAAACCCTTTGTTTATCATTGTAGATGGAGAACCCGTTTTAATTACTTCTTGGTTCACAACCTCTACATCCCCAGCATACAATTCATACATTTCTACCATTAATGGGCTTATTGCATCAGTTGATTCAGCAGAGGGAATCAGCACGGGACACACACTGACAGAAAAGAGTTTAACACATCTTAACTTAATCAGGTATCAACCTTTTTAATCGTAATCTATCTTTACGTTTTTACTCTCGTAGCCCTTTTCCTTCATTTCGCTTAAGTGTTTGGAGCCACCCCTGTCTCTTGAATACTTATCATAATAAGCCTGCTTAACAGGGTCCACACCACCTCTCTTGGCGGCTCTTTTGTCACTAAGCTCTTTTGACATATCCATCATGTCGCCCACGCTGCCTTTTTTATTTGCAGTAGCGTCTATAAAATGACGCCTATTAAACGGGTCTATTTCGCTATCCACAGAAGCGTTGGGAGCAAGAAAAACCCTGTCCCATTTAATGCCATCTTTTTCATATACATGTTCGTCATTCATGCCCTGAAACACCTCCTCGTATTCTTCTCTGTCTGGGTGCTTGTAAACGTAAATAGGCATAATGCATTATAAAAAAAAGAGAGGGTATTTCTACCCCCTCTTTTAGTATGTCGCTTCTCACACGGGAGATTCACCACAGTAAGCAGTAGTGACAGCGGTTACCTAGACCGCCAATCCCAAAGCGTCACTTGATCTCTATTTCCCTGCCCTCGGAAACGGTCCTCTTAGGCAGTGTTAATTTCAAAAGCCCATACTTTAAGTCGGCTGTGATGTGGTCTACAGAAACAAGGTTATTTAAATAGAGTTTAAATTCCTTTTCTCGGTCCTTGTTTTTTGCCTTCACTGTCAAAATGTCATCAGCGACATTGATCGCCATGTCTTTCTTAGAAAACCCTGGAAGCTCAATCTCTGAGGTATAAACATCCCCCGATTCTTTAATCCGAGATCGCTTGTTTGGCGTAATCCTATGAATATCATTAAAGAGTGTGTTAATTAGTGTGTTCATATTTTATTATAATAAAAATTATATTAAATTCAATTTTCAAAGATTCTTGACAGGATTGTATCTACTGTGTTGGCATAGGTAAAGCGCTCTGCGAGCTTTTGTCCTTCAATATTTATTTCACCAGCCTTTTCTTCGGCCTTACACATTGCTTCAAGCGCGTCTTCTTCTAGCCAAGTGTGGAAGGTTCCTTGGTTGAAGTCAGCGTCCTTGTTAAAGAAGACGCCATCCGCGACAGGCATTTCGCCCGAAGGTTCAATCAGTATTGAGTTTTTTTCATTAGCCCAATCTTTGTGAGAAGTAGCGTTAAGAACGATGCTCCACTTGCCCAGACAGGTTGCATTAAATGCTGGCAGATTCCAGCCTTCGCCACCAGATAAACCCGTTAGATCAATGTCTATGGCATTTAGAAGCTCATTGACCTCGCTGTTCTTCTGTAAGTGGGGGAGAAAGTTGATATTTTTGTAGTGCTGTCCACCCAAAGTGTTTGAAATAACACTCTTCATCTGCTCTTCATTAAAAAATGGATTACTAACACAGCAAGTAAGCTGGTATTTACTGTTGTTTCCGTATTTAGCGGCCCAAGTTTTTATGATTCTTGCCGTATGCTTCCTATGCTCAAACTTGCCCATTAATCCGAAGTGGATTGTATCTTTGAGATAGGGTTTATGAGTCTGTCCGAAATCTTCATCAAAACCCAAAGGTGCAAAAGCCGCGTTCTTTACATCTAGATTACTAAAATGCTTTACCGCTTCAGATGACGAGAAAAATGTGGTATCCTGAGCCTTAGCAAGCTTTACCTCTATAGGTGTGGGTTGATTGCATTCGTAAAATGTCAACAAGTGTTGATCCTTGTTTTTTCGGTTTTCGCTCCCATTCAGGTGCCATATTCTTAAGCACGGAATATCTGGTTTTAAGAAATCAAACCGTTGATTCACGGCTTCTTGCATGTAAGCTTGCAACTCCTCGGGGGGTTGGAAGGCATCAAGATCAGTATTACCAATCGGGAAGATACCTATCTCAACCCCCTTTTTGTGGAGTTCTCGGATAACGTTATAAGTAACATTACCCAAACTTAAACGATTTAGTGGAGCTTCAACCAGAAGTTTCATTAAAAAGGTACTTCTTCTGCTGTAGCGTTCGAAGTTTCAGCTTCAGAATCATCAGACTTCTTTGAGTTATTGAGAA